GCAGCACAATATTAATCAACTAGGAGCTGACCATGCAAATTATTAAAGCGCAAATTATTGAACAAATTGACGGTTTTGGTCGTAAATGGTTTTCTGGTGAATGTGAAGCAATAGCAATTTGCACCAATATTCCAGAATTACAAGGTCAGCTTGTAGAGTTTTTAGGTGATACGCAACAATCTGTAGTTGACCAAATTATTTTTGTCCTTAAATCTCGCGGTATGACTGGAAAACTTCGTCTTATTTAACAATTACAGCCGGGGAAACCCGGCTTATTAATATGAAAACAATAAATCCACACGAAGCCATTGACTACATGATTCGGCACTCTGCTGAATATGCTCAGGCCAAGGCTCAGGTTACGTACCTAGAGGAATTCCGTAAAAGCAAGAAAGCCATGCTATTTGCTAATGCGATAGGAAATACTATTGCCGACAAAGACAATTTTGCGTATAGTCATCATGAGTATCTAGCGGTACTGGATGGGCTTAAAGAAGCCGTAGAGAAGGCAGAAACACTACGGTGGATGTTGGTAGCAGCACAGGCCAGAATCGATGTCTGGCGCTCACAGGAAGCATCTAATCGCGGTATAGATAGAGCAGCTCAATAAGAGGATAATATGAACGACACAAATATAGTAGATGATAGCAACCTAGCGCAATGTTGCTTTTGTGGATTTATAGACGATTGGGATGAGATACCTAAAGGTAAATGCTCGTTTACAGAAGATACTCTTACTGAGTGTCCAGAGTGCGGTGACGTAGACGGATTCGCCGACTATGATCCAACGAACATTGCTCGACAGCAGCGAATTGCCGCTAACCTTGCGAAAGTTAACGGATCAGGAAATTGAGGCGTTAGGTATCAAGCACTTCGGTAATCTTTATTACTACTATCCAGACCAGATTAAAGCTTTGGTTCTGGATGTCCAAAAGCGCTTAGAAGGTAAGAATCGTGCGTAAAAAAGAGGCGCAATATCTGTCAAAAGTAGCTGATATAGGCTGTATAATTTGTTATAGGCTTGGCTACATTGGGACTCCAGCAGAGATCCACCATATCAGAGGTATCGGTTTGGGGATGGGTGTCAGGAATTCTAATTATGCAACTATCCCACTTTGTCCTGAGCATCATCGGGGGAATACTGGCTATCACGGCATGGGAAGAAAAGCCTTTGAGCGTCGGTACGAGGTTACCGAATTGCAGTTAGCACAGCAGGTACAGGAGATTCTTAATGAAGAAGACCAAAGCAGCCAAGAAAGTAGCCAAAGTTATGCGTGAGTATGGCAAAGGCGAACTGCATTCTGGCAAAGGTGGCCCAGTGGTCAAGTCTCAGAAGCAAGCCGTAGCAATTGCGCTCAGTGAGGCTGGTGTAGCTAAGAAGAAGGGGAAGAAATGAAGCCCGGTCTCTACAGTAATATCGCAGCCAAGCGTAAGCGCATAGCCGAAGGTTCAGGCGAGAAAATGAAGAAGCCGGGAACTAAGGGCGCTCCTACTAAGGCGGACTTTAAGCAAGCAGCCAAGACAGCTATGCCTGTTCGTGGTTCCCGTACAGCTAAGAATAAAGCCAAAAAATGAAACCTTGTCCTAAAGTCTGTTCAGACATCCAGCTCAACCTAGCAAATAGGGATTGGGCTTTTAAGAATGTAGGCTATGGCCCGGCAAACCCAGAGGAGCCTGAAGATTTCTGGGATAAACGTGCTGAGGAATGGGCTACGACTCCAGACAATGCACAGACAATGCGCTGCGGTAACTGTGCTGCATTTATCCAGACTCCTGAGATGATGGACTGCATTATCAAGGGCATTCAGGGTGAGGAATCAGACGCTGAGACTTACGCTAATGAAGTGGTAGCAGAGTCAGAACTAGGCTACTGTGAACTTTTCGAGTTCAAGTGTGCTGCTGATCGTAGCTGTTCTGCTTGGCTGGTAGGTGGCCCGATTACTAAAGCTATGACTGAGAAGCAGAAGAACATGCTCAGAATGGCTAAGATGGAGTTAAATGAAGAATATGGCGGCAGAATGGACGAAGAAGGCGGGGAAGAATCCTAAGGGTGGATTGAATGAGAAGGGACGTAAGTCTTATGAGGCTGAGAATCCCGGATCTAACCTGAAGGCTCCCGTTAAGTCAGGAGACAATCCTAGAAGGGCTAGTTTCCTAGCTCGTATGGGCAATATGCCCGGCCCAGAGAAGAAGCCTAACGGTGAGCCTACGCGCCTACTGCTATCCCTGAAGGCATGGGGTGCTAGCAGCAAGGCAGATGCTAAGAAGAAAGCAGCAGCTATTTCCGCTAGAAATAAGAAAAAGTAATACTAAATCTAGGCTCCGGAATAATGACTGAGTTAACTATATACATACCTACTTATAATCGTTTAAATAAATTAACAAATTGTTTAAGTGCAATTAAACATGATATTGCTGGTTATGAAGATAAGGTAATAGTTTATGTTTCCAATAATGCAAGTAATGACGGAACTAAAGAATATTTAGATAGTTTAGATTGGATTAAAGTTCGTCATAACGATACTAATTTAGGGTTTAGTGGCAATGTAATACATGGGTATAACTTGCCATTTGAGTCTAAATTTGTATGGATTATTGGCGATGACGATTATTTAATAGCTGGCTCAATAAGTGAGCTACTTGAATTAACTAAATGTGATGTAGATTATATTTTTTGCAACACTACTGCATTTGTAAATGAAAGTGAGTTAGAAGTATGGGGAAGTTATCCGAATATTCCCAAAGGAATTATTAAGGGTAAATGCAAAGATGTTGTAAATACTACTTTTGATAATTTAATAGATTTTCAAATAGCAGATACGTTGCTTGGCGAATTGATGGTCAATTGCTTTAGACAATCTGCGGTTAGATGGTCAGGAGACTTAAACCATCCAGATGAATTTGAGCGTAGTGGAAGGCAAATGCAGCCTCATAATTTGCCATTTATTGAGTGTTTTACTAAAGAAACTAAAGCACTTTATGTACCGACACCAAGAACTTTTAATTTTTGGGGTTCGGCTGAGTGGTTAGACAATTATGATTATGTGTATCCAATAATAATGTTGTGGTTAATTAAAAAATACAAAAAGTTTGTTAGCAAAGAAAAGTATTATGAATTGTTAAAAGGCTATTTTGTAATCATGCAAAAAAGTTTAGAAAGACAATTTTGCGGGATTAGTAAGGCACAGCCACTTCCAGAACATATTAAATTGATAATCTTAAATGAATTTGAAAATGCCAAAAACTTTTAATCTAAAATGCGGCATGAAGGTGACATTGTGCAAGCTATAGTTATCTGTACGGTAAAGAATCCCGGCGTAACGATATTGCTTGAAAGCATTAGAGTTTATGCCCCTACGATGCCTGTGTACCTATTTGGTAACAGTTTAGAGCTTTGGCATAAGGCTAAGAGTATCCTGCCTAACTTGGTCTGGAGGCCGAATCAGGCTACTAACTTTGGCGATGCTTACAATACGGCAATAGATTATGCCTTCGAGCATGGACGTTATAACTCAGTCATTGTGTCTAACGACGATGTTGTTATAACACCTAGTGCCATAGATGTGATGAAGAATGATTCGGAAATTCTGGAATCAAACGGCGTAAATGTCGGATTCTTGGGTGCTAGGTCTGACTATGTATTGCCTGACCAGAACATTAGGTTTCCAGTAGAGGAAGATGAGCGAGTCGGATTAAAGTGGGAAAGCGAGTTCTACATTAAGCCCACAGGAGTCATAGCACCAATATTTGCTACCATTAGCAAGAAGGCATGGGACGCGGCTAAGTTCCCTAGCACGAATTGGTATTCCGATAATATAATATGCCATGACCTGCAAAAAGCAGGATTTGAGCATTTCGTATCAAGGGCTTATGTTCATCACGCAGGAAGCCAGACAGTAGGAACAGACTTTGAGAAATGCCATGAAGAACCACGAGAGTGGATAAAGGCTAACAGACCGGATATATACGAGGCATTTTATGGGACTACTAACGCCAGTTGAGCAGCAGACAAAAGAAGTATTTGGCATGGTTCCAATGGATGAACGGCTGAGTATTCTTCCTCGTTACAGTTCTACTCAAGGGCTTATTGCTCCACAGTTTATTTATGATTTAGCAAGGGCTGTATCATCCCCAATTACAGCGATGAGAGGCCAACAGGTTTCTCCAGAAGAATCTTTAAACGTTGCTATGGGCGCTATGGGTGGATCATCAATAGGATCTGCTCCTAAAGGTGCGTTGCGTAGTGGATTTTTAAAAGATCAGGGAAGTATTAAGCCCACTGGATTACTTCCTTCTCCCCAAAGTTTAACTATGCCATCTGTTCCTACTGTTGACCAGATGAAAAAATATGGGAGAACTGAGGTTGTTCCATTGTCTAAGGCGGTAAGCTTTCAAAGCGCAAGGAATTGGGAAAAGTTTAATGCTGGGAAAGGGCCGGGTGATTTGGTTGCTGGTTATGGAGATAAGCCATTAGCTTTGCGGCTTGAGACTGGAGAATATGTTATTTATGATGGGAATCATCGAACTGACTTAGCGTTAAGTAAAGGCAAAACAGAATTACCAATGCACGTTATTGACGTAAAGTCATATGATCCAGCACACGCAGGACGTAAACCAGTGCCAGATAAGATGAGTTCTGATGAGCTATTAAAGATGCTTTTTGGCAACAATGGTAGATAAGCATGACATCCAAAGGATAATGCAATTATGGAAACAACTGACGATTTTAAAACGCCAGAAATCGGCAAAGGACTAGCAGGGCCGGGTAGACCTAAAGGAATGCCTAACAAGTCTACTAGTGTCGTAAGAGAAGCTATAGCTAACTTATTAGAGCGCAATGCTCCTAACATGGATAGATGGCTTAATGAGGTAGCTGATAAAGATCCTCATAAGGCATTGGACATTATCCAGAAGCTATCTGAGTACCATATCCCTAAGCTGGCTAGGACTGAGGTCACTGGACTTGATGGCGCACCTCAGCAGCACGTGGTTACATGGCAGAAGTAATCGAAATCCCTTACAAGCCGAGGGAGCATCAACTAACTCTGCATGAGGCGTTAGACAATAACCGCTTCGTTGTCGGAGTTATGCACAGGCGGTTTGGCAAGACTGTTGCAGCTATTAACCAGATTGTTAAACAGGCTATAGAGTGCCAGCTAGAGGCTCCTAGATACGCTTATGTCGCGCCAACTTATGCCCAAGCCAAAAGAATTGCCTTTGATTATTTAGTTAAATATACGGCTCCACTAGGTGCAGTGGCTAATATATCGGAGCTTAGGGTAGATTTTTGGGGACGTAGGATTTCGCTACATGGCGCAGAAAACCCAGATTCGTTACGAGGTGGGTACTACGATGGAGTGGTGCTAGACGAAGTTGGCGATATGAATCCTAAGATTTGGAACGAGATTCTTCGTCCTGCCCTAGCTGATCGTCTTGGATGGGCGCTATTCATCGGAACCCCGAAAGGGAATAATCACTATAAAGGGTTGCGCGATAGAGCCAAAGTAACTGAGGATTGGGCGTTAGTTGAGTTTAGGGCTTCGCAGACAAATATTATCCCAGAGAAAGAGCTATGGTCTTCTCGTCAAGAAATGGGAGAAGATAAGTATTTGCAAGAATTCGAGTGTTCTTTTGATGCACCAGTTGAGGGAAGTTACTATGGCCAGATTATTAACGATCTCGAAGCCAAGTCTAGGATCACGACTATTGACCGGGATGACCTTTGCAAGTCTTTTGTTGCTTGGGATCTTGGTATGGGTGACTCTACTTGCCTATGGGTGGCTCAGTTGGCTGGCAAAGAAGTTAGGCTTATCGACTGCATCGAGAATCACGGAGTCGGTCTGGACTGGTATGTATCGTGGCTCAGGGAAAACAAGTACGAAGGCTTTGCACAGATACTGCCGCACGATGTGGAGGTAAGGGAGCTAGGCACAGGTAAGAGCCGTAAGGAGGTTCTTAACGAGGCTGGACTAGAGATAACGGTTGCGCCTAGATTGTCTGTAGCCGATGGAATACAAGCTGTCAGACGCTTGCTCCCACGTTGCTGGTTTGACCACAAGACTAAGCCGGGACTAGACGCTATACGCAACTACCGTAGGGAATATAACGAGAAGCAGCAGGTCTTCTACGATAAGCCATTGCACGACTGGTCTAGCCATTACTCAGATGCCTTCAGATACCTAGCAATAGGGCTTGACGAGAGCGACAGTTCATGGTCTTCAGACTTGCCTATTAACGCAAAATGGGTTGTATAATAAGCAAAATTCCTGTAAGGGCTTGCTATGAAGATGGATGAAGGCCAGATCAAGAGT